CTTTTAAATGATTTACACGATCTAATAAATTACCCCATTCTTTATTAGAACAGTTTACTTTATCGACTTGTATTTTAATCGCCACAATATGATCAAACATCACTGGATCATGTGGTTTTGGTAAAATAAAAGCACAACCTGATAAAAATGTGACTGCTACTAATAAAAGGTATTTCATTTTTTCATCGCCTCTTTCAAGTCTTTATACAATTCGTCTTTATGCTCTGGTTTCATCTGTGATGATAGAGCAGCATGGAACTCTTTTTTCTTACCAGATGATGCAAGGTCACGAAGTTTTGTACCAGAGATACCTGCTACACCTTTAGCGTTTTCATCTCTTTCACCAGATGAATCAAAGTTAATTTCTTTAAAATTGTAGTGACCATGTGGACCTTTGACATCATTATATTTCTTAAGCAACTCATACATTGGTTTGCGGTCAGACCCACCAACAAAGTGTAAGTGTGTCACACCTTGTGAATGTAATTTAGATGCTTGATGTAATAAAGTTGGAGATTCTTTATCAGCAACTTCAATGTTGGTTCCAGGAAATGCATTCTTTGCATGATAAAGTTTCTTCTCTGGTGATAATGGATTCTTACCATCTTTAGTTCCATGTGATCCAGAAAGAACTAAAGTATGATCACCTTTAACTTCGTCAGCTTTTTCTTTTAGTTTCTTAACTACTTCTTCATGACCAGCAGTTGGTGGATTCATACGACCAAATGCTACAACATGATGCTTTTCTGAAGCAGTTGGAGTTCTTGCTTTTAATAGATTCTGTCGGGCAAACTCTGCACGATTTACTAATTTGGTTGGCTCTGTTACACCATTGTGTGTATGGTTGTAAACAAACCCTTCTGGCTTAGAAGCAACTCCACCGATTGCGTGAGCATATGAACCTTCGTTAGATTCTAATGATTTAACTAATTCATTCTTTGCGTTTTGCAAATGACCATGCATCTTTAATAGATTATCATAATGCTTGGCATTCTTTTGAATGTTTTTGACGTGACCAGACAACTCATCAAGTTTTGCTTGCTGAGATTTTTCTGTCTTAAGTTTACCGACCATCTTTTGATATTTGTCGGCAATGTGTTGTTGTAAACCAGAAGATGTTGGTGTGGATCCATCACGAACAGTTTGGTTAATGTATGTAGCTAGATGCCCAGCATCACCATGATGCATTGCAGTAGCCTTATACATTTTGCTACCATGTTTCTCATGGATCTCTTTGGCAGCTGACATTTCGTCAGTGAAATTCTTTTGTGCTATTTTACCATACTTTGCACCAGAAGAATCATAGTCTGCTGTGTGATGGTAGACATCTTGGTGATGACCAAATTCACTAGCAGCAACATCGCCTGTTGCATTCATGTTGGCTAATGTGTTACCTTTGTACTTGGTATGGATAACAACACCAAGTTTAGACTTTTTAATAGCGTCAGCCTTCTCACCTTTGGCTGTATAAGTGATTGTGTTTGGTGTAAAGGAAACAGAACCATCTTTATTCTTCTGCGCATCTTTACCACTATACATCAAATCGCCTTGATAAACTCCTTCTTTTGGAGATACTTTAGGCAGATGTTGCAGCGCATGCTTTAACTTTTCAGCAAGACCTGGAGCGTGTCCATGGTTCTTATCAACATCTTCTTCTGTATAATTAATCTTTGGGTTTTTATTGAATGCTGATTTAGAAGCAACAAAGAATTTACCACTTTCAGGATGATGACCAAACACAACTGATGGTGAACCATCATACTTCATTGTCAACTTATTGCTTTGAAGCCCTTGCTTGGTGTGATAGTGTGCACCATATAGTGCACCATATGCATGTTCGAATCCCTCTGAACCATGCAATAGTGGTCTGTCTTCAGCGTGGTGAATGTGCTTTAACTTAGCACCTTCTTCCTGTTCTGTAAGGTATTGCCAGAAGTTAAACATATTAGTCTTTTAGTTTCAATGATCCAACAGCATTCTTATGTGCGCCTGAAGATGACTTGATATTAATTCTAGCCACATTCATCATCTTACCAGTTTTAGCATGCTTGGCTTTAAATGCTACTGATGTGCCTGCACCAAGATGTGGTGTCAGAGTAGACATATCAAATTGCGAGAAGTGTTCATCGGCTAAACTGTGCATTGGTTTAACATGAGAATCTGCAGATCCATCATCTTTAACCTTTGAGTGTGCAACAATATGAGGGATATGAGTATCTGGAGAAACTGCACCCTTGATTAGAGATGATAATTCAGATGGAGTTTTCTTAGACAATGCTTGATGGAAATCTTTCACCATCGATTTTCTTGATTCTAAGTTTGAAGCACGAGCCTGTGATGCTCGAGACGCAGCTTGAGTTATGTAACCTGCTCGCTCTTTCTCTGGTAGTGCATCGTGGGACTCAACAAACTTCTTAGAGTTTTCATACATTAGTTTGTTCTTACCACTAAGTTTTTTGCCACTATCGATAGCACCTTGATGTTTTGCCATTTCTTGTCTGACAGAATCAACACCACCTTTTGCAGCCATCTCGTCTACTTTAGTTTGGTAGTTTCTATTGTCAGCACCACCATTATATCCAAGTTTATCCATCTGTGCTTTGTGTGCTTCAGAATGCGAGTTTAATGTACCAGTCTTTAGACCAGCCATTTTCTCTAATGAATCTAATCCTGGATTTCTAAAGTTCGGCTCTTGTGAACCATACTTGGCAGAAATACCAACGTGTTTCTGCTTGCCATTCTTGTCAGTGATTCTTGCGATTAAGTCAGCGTTAGAATTAACATCTTTAACACCAACTGTTTTCTCATGGTCACCAGCAGTGCCTTCTCTGTCTGCGTTTGATGTCCAGAAAACATTACTGATGTGGTCACCTTCTGCTAGGTGTCCTTGATCTTGAAAGTGTTTTTTGATTGTGCCAGCTGTTTGCTTGGCGTGAGAGTCGATCTCGTTGTAAGCATTCATTCCGACTTTTTCTTTTAGTCGTTCATGAACTTGGTCTGGTGTACCAGCGTGGTCCTCGTTTTCAGAAAGAGAACGATGGTGATCTGGAAGACGAGATTCTGGATGAAGGTATTTGGCTAGAAGTAGCTCGTGTAGTTTACCTTTATCGTCGCTATCTGTTTCTTTAGTAGCTGCTGCCATCTCTTGGAGCAACTCTTCATTGATAGTTCTTGGTGAATCTTCTTTTAGAAAATCTTTGAATTTTAGCATGTATAATCCATTAACAATAGGTTGTACGAACCTATTATTTAGGATTTACGAGAAGCACGGATAGTTCGTTGGTATTTACGATCCCATTTGATAATCTGCTGCATCAACTTAGGGATGGCTTCATTATTTCTATAATCGAAATCGAATGTTTTTAAGATCCAATATTAGTGTTTCTATATCAACAGTTGGTCTGTATGTTTTAAAGTCTACATACACGCAATGAGCATATGCTTGAATCTCATCAAACTCGGATAAGTATCGTCTTTCATTATCCTTCTTCTGTTGACCTATCTTTTTATGTGGTAGAACATAATTGCTCCACTCGTCACCCCTGCGATCATACTGCATGAAGTGGATTATCTCATGCATTAAAGTCTGGATAAAACGATATTTAAATTTGTCCCAAGAGTGGTTGGTGAAGTTATGCTTATCAAAAGACAGAGTATAAATTTGCATAGTAATCTGTCGTTCATCTGGGGCATATTCCCCACCGATGGAAACATAAGTCTTATACATCTTAGCATTAGATGGTTCTTTTTTCCATTCTATCTTTGTTCGCCACTTTTTGCAATAGTTCATCAGACCTATACTGTCGTTACGGTATAGGTCTAAATCTTTCCATACTTTTGCGGGGATGAGTTTAGCTCGAAATGGACGCTCATAGAAATTGAGTAGGTCCATCCAATCGTAGTCAGCATTTTCTAGGAACTTCATATGGATCTCCTAGAAAGGTCTGGCTTATTGGCTTAGATGTTTCTCCAAAAATGCCAGAACTTTCGCTTGCTCCTCGTAGGTGGTATTAGCGAATTCAGTGATATACGGCATCAACTCGAAATTAGATAACAGATTACTATATTTAGTCTCCCGACCTTTTAGAAACTGTTCGGACTGGTCCGAACCTCTATCCTGATAACGCTGTTCTAGGACATTTTTAGGGGCACTTAGAAATAAGATCTGTAAGTCGGTATCTGGAAGTCCCATGGCGAACTCCAAGAAAGACTGGTTGAAGATTCGATCCCCTTCGAAAAGGATATTACAGTTGTGGGTCTGGATCCAGTTTTGGACCTCTGGTTGGACTGCCATGGATAGACGATCTGTTCCAGCAAATGTTTCACCCTCTGCATATTTACCAAGGACATACAGATCCATTTGTTCATTATACATGGCAGTTACCAGTTTAGCTGGGGTGCACTCAATCCAAGTTTTACCCTCCATAAACTTACGCATTAGAGTAGTTTTACCTGTTCCTGGAGAACCACCGACAGCAATTAGTTTTCTAGTCTTCATTGGTTTAGATACCTTTTCCATAGACATGGTGTCAGAAACACCAACTTTCACATTAAACATTTCGCACTTCCTTGATAAAATCTTTTAGTTCTTGCTCGGTGAAGCACCACACCCTACCGATAAAGTGATGGACATCTGCATCTTTATCGTGCTTTTTAGTGAATGTCACTTTCTTCATTATATCTCTTGCTGCATTTTTAGCCAAATTTTCTTTGATCTCATTAGCATAGTCTGGTGCAACTTCTTTTAGTTTCATCAATTCGTGTTCTGTAACTTTATGGTCAATAGTAACACGATTCATAATATGTTCATCGAGAAAATCATCAACATCAAAAGTGTTATATGC